TCACGATAAAAAAGAAGGATGCTCAGAAGATAGAATATCAACTTTGCTCTTCTTTTGGTCATACGTAGAATTATACAATTCTAAGTTTATACACCTGAATGGTAAACCAACTGGTAAACCGTTTAGTGCAAAGATGTGTTCCGTAGGAGAACCAGGAGGAAAAGTCAGAGTTCCAATGGTCACTGAATGTGCCTTGGTGACTTATTTACAACCCTATGCTCATATAATGAGAGGTGTATTAGAACGGGATCCTACAATGTCAGCAGGATTATCAGCCGCAAATCAAGCCTACGAGTACGCGAAGCGTCTCGAAGGTATCAACGCAGATTCCTTTGAAGGAATCTTAGTTGGTGATCTCGAAGAGAGCACAAATTATATCCAATTTGATGTTGGACGTGCCCATATGGAAGCGTTCTTGGAACCTTTCAATGACATATCGGATTATATTCGATTTGGGCATGAATTTTGTCTCCAACCTTTAAGGTTGTTACACGACAATGAAGAATACATTACTACTCGAGGAGCCCCGATGGGGCTTCCCGGTACTAAGATTATATTGCATACCTTAGGCAAAGCAATAGATATCAATGCTGATAAAAGGACAAGGTCCAGAAATTATCAGGAATTGAAGAAATCATTCTACGTTAATGCGGGGGATGATATTCTTAAACTAGGTGATATTGTCACCCTGGATCGACACAAAGATTCAGCTTTGCTATACAAAGTCAAACCCTCGACGGATAAATGGGGAGTATACAAAGTATGCGCTCCATATTGTGAAGTTATGCTTTCTAAGAAAGGTGTAATTTCACAACATATTTCTAGGCTAATAATAAATGGTCAGAGATCATTTGTTATAGATGCCCCAATGGGAAGGCTACTCTCTCCAGAGACCAAACCCAAAACAAGTGATGACGACACTAATCCGTTGTACGGAAAAGGTTCGCAATTATTTAAAACAGTAGAATGGTTACCACAATACTGGTCTAGAGATTTAATTTCTTGCATATTCCTTAATAATTTTAAAGACTATGGGAAACATACTTTCATTTACCTACCAAGACTCTTGGGGGGTTTTGGAATATACCCTGATCTATCTTTCGAATTGATTGATTCAAGGATTAAGAGACTGGCTTATAAGCGAGTTAAAGAGGGAAAAACCCAATTAGGTGCCGGTTTAGCCAGAGCACTTAGTAAATTGTCTCTTCCACTTCTATATGATAGAGGTATGGTTAACGAGATAGACAATGAAAGCCCGTTTTACGATATATTGTCAGAATTTCTTCCAACTTACACATTGGAACAATGTGAAGAGGAATTAAATTTGGAACCTCAGAATCAGCGATTCTTCGAAAGGGTCACACAAATTAAGAAAAGGAAATATTTATCTCTTAAAGAGTTAACTAATCCTGCAAATTTCGCAAAGAAACCTTATTGGGAAAGGACCGTCAAAGATGGTCTAGAGCGATGGAATACCGCACCTGAGGAACTCAGGATACAGAGAGCGTTAAGAGGTTTGGATATACATGAATATCCTGAACCTACTGAGAGTCAATGGAAAGAAGAAGTTCTTTCCATACAATGGTACCACTTAGTGGAACCTGACCGTTACTTGAAGCCAGAAGACCTCATGATGTGGGGAGGAGAGGCACTGCCATTGAACTTACAACAAGTATCGAATGGCCTTTCTATGAGATTTGGTGTCGAAAATAGCAAATTGCTGTTTCGTAACCCTGTCCAGCGAGGTGAGGACTTTGGATTAGTATAGAAGTGTAGCTAGATTGTGTAAATTAATTAACAACTCGCCCGGCACAGTCCGGT